GGGCGCAATCAAACGCCTACTGCGGGGTGTAGAAAATATAGATATGGAGTTGATGGCGAGGTTTAAGAGTTTCGTAGGTAGTTGGTTGCATGCCAATTTGGTGCCCTTTTGTGCTGATATTGACATGTCTTTCGACACCTGGATAGAGCGTACTAATTATGATAGTACCCGGCGTGACCAATTGAAGAAGCTTTGGAGTGAGTATGGGCTAGGGGATGAGAAAAATGCGCGAGGATGCCAGTCCTTTGTTAAAGACGAGTTCTATGACAAGTTTAAGCACGCGCGCACTATAAATTCCCGGAGCGACTTACTCAAATGCATTTTTGGGCCCGTTGCAAAATGCGTAGAGGATTTGGTGTACCAATTAGAGTATTTCATCAAGCATGTGCCCGTAAGAGATCGTGCAGACCATTTGATGAATGAGATCTATGAGGATGGGGCAACGTATGTCACTAGTGATTTTGAGACGTACGAGACCTCCTTTGTGGAGCCAGTCATGGATGCTTGTGAGTTGCAACTATTGGATTACTTGTTATGTAAGTGTGATCCAGATATGGCGTTCTTGTTGCGCGGGGTGTTGTCAGGAGTTAATAATTGCGGGTTCAGGTGGTTCAAATTATCTGTGAAGGCTAAACGGATGAGCGGCGAAATGTTCACCTCTGTGAGTAATGGTTTTACCACACTGATGCTTTGGCTTTTCGCCTGCCAGGAGTTTGGCTCAACTATTAAACCTCGGGTAGAGGGCGACGATAACATAGGGAGGATTGTTGGTCCCATCCCTACTGTTGAGTTCTTTTCACGATTGGGTTTTAGAGCGAAAATTGAAGTCCATGATCATATAAACACAGCCAGCTTTTGTGGTAATGTTTTTGATCCTGATGAGAGAGTATTGGTGTGTGATGTTGTTAAGCATAGCGTTAAATTGGCTTGGGCCTCTTATCGTTATGCTGGGATGCGTTCAACTAAACTACTTGGGTTACTGCGTGCTAAGGCCATGAGCCTACATGCGGCGCATCCAGGCTGCCCTATTGTTGACGCGTTTGCCCTTTATATAATGCGATGCACACGCTCTTTGGACGTTAGGTTTCTGTTCAAGAATCGGTCGTTGGGTTGGTGGGATCGGCACACACTGATGGATGCAATTTCATTCCGCGGCAGCCGTGCTTGCGGACTGAAAACTCGATTACTAGTTGAGGAACTATATGGGGTGTCTGTTGAAAGACAGATTATCATAGAGGATTACTTCGACTCATGTAGCACAATCGAGTCCGTCCCCGCGTGGGTATTTGGGGAATTGGACCGGCCTGACTGGTCTGATTTCGATGACAAATACGTCCTTAGCGTGGGTGACGATTTGGATCCTGGTGTGTTTTGGGGTACTCGGTGCGGTTACAAACCGGATGTCAGGACGGTGAGTGACTGGACTGGGCCCCAATCGTAGGTAGAAAACACCTTAACAAAGATTCC